GTGGCCTCCAGGGTGCCGAGCCGCACCGGGTTCTGCTCGCCGCCGGTCAGGTGGTTGAAAGCCTGCTGCGGCTCCTTGTCGAAGATCTGTTGCAGGGCCTGGTAGTCGCCGCCCTCGCGCTCGACCGCGTGGGTGCGGCCCTGCACGTTCTGGAAATCCTGCCGCGGCACGCCGCGATTCTCGGCGGTGACGCGCATGGCCTCGGTCGCCGGGCCGTACAGCGCCGACGTCGGCGGCATCCGGCCGCCTTGCGGGGTGTCGAGCGATCGGCCGAGGTCGGTACGCCAGCCGCGGAACGGGCCATAGGGCACTGTCTCGGAGGCACCAGGCCGCGAGCCAGGCGCGCCTGCCGGACCTGGCAGGCCCGGCGGCGGGCCGGGCTGTCCCGGAGGCGGCCGACCACCGCCCTGCAGGATCGGCATCCCGGCGGCGTCCCGGTTGATCAGGGGGGCCAGCTGTTCGGTGAGCCGGAAGTCTATCGCCTCCCGCTTCGGCACGCTCAGGCCGGCCCGCGGGTCGGTCATCATGCTGTAGCCCTGATCGCGCATCGGCGTTATCGCCACCGGCGTATCGGCGCCGACGCGGTCCTGCAGCCGCATCTGGGCGCCCTCGCTGCCGGCGCGCAGCGCCTCGGCGCTCTCGCGTGCCGCGGTGATGGCGTTCTCGCCGATCGTGCCGGGGGTTGGGTTGCCATGGGTCGAGCCGCGCTCCGTTGCCAGCCGATCCAGTGCGGCGCCAATGTCCGCGCGGGCACCGCGCCGGGCGCGGTCGATGATTCCCATGCTGCCGACCTGGTTGCCGAGCGTGCGCTCCAGGTTCTGGATGTCGCGATTGCCGAGCATGCCGGCGGTCGGCCGCACGTCCTGGGCGGCGGCGGCCGCGGCGATCTCCGCGGCATTGGGCGCGGCTTGGGCAGCCAGCCGGTTGTGGCTGTAGCGTTGCCCAGCGCCCTGCGCCACCGTCGGCGCGGCGCCGCCGATGATGGAGCCGAGCAGCGCGCCGGTTTCGCGATCGCCCAGCTTCTCGCCGATATAGCCACCGACCTCGCCGCCGTAATGCGACGTCACGGTCGGCGCCACGATCTGCGCGCCGGTGGCGCTAGCCACGCGGCCCGCGGTGTTAAGGGCTGATGTACCGGCTGCCGCGGCATTGGCCACGCCACCGGCGCCGCCGCCGATCAGGGCGCTGCCGGCGCCCTCCAGGAGCTGGCGCAGGGTGCTGGGGTCTTGCACCACGCCGCCACCGCCGGCCTCGATCATCTGGGGACCGAGCGGGGCTATCTGAGGCGGTTTCTCAACGCCGGCAATGCGGCCGCCGACACGGGACAGCATGTTGGTGATGCCGATACCGAGGTCAGGCAGGCCGGTCACCGCGCCGGAGAACATCCGGTTCATGGTGGCGTCGAAGCCCCCGGGGTTGGCGGCGCGCCGGGCGCGCAGTTCGGCCTCGGCGTCGGGCAGCGCCCCGCTGGTTTCGGCATCGCGCAGCTCGCGATAGCGAGCCGCCTTCTGCACGAATTCAGGCGTGCCCTTGGCGGTTTCGGCGTTCTGCACGATCCAGTTGTCGAGGTCATCGATCTCAGCCATGGGCTACCGTCCTAGTACTGCATCGGCACCGCGCCGCGGCGGCGGTGCCGCCGTCGTCGTCGCCGCGCCGCCGGATCGTAGAATAGATTCCCGGTCGTACACCAACGGCTCCACCAGAGGGACAAGCACCTCTTCCGGTGCCAGCCCGGCTTTCGGCGCCACCTGCTCGCGGTAGAACTTGTCGGTGACGTCCTTGGACGCCTTGATCTCGTCCATCCGGTTCTTGAGGGTGTCGATCAGATTGAGGCGAACTTGCGCATCCATGGTGCCGCCGCCCTGGATCAGCCGGTTGAAGGTGCCGACGATGCTTTGCGGGATGGTGCCCGAGTTCATCACCAGCTTGCCCTCGCTGTCGCGCACCACGGAGCCTGGGTCCATCAGCTTGGCAAAGGCGTACATGATGTTGATGTCGCCTTGGTTGGTTGGCGCCTGCGCCGACTTGATCGCCGAATTGTACAGCGGAGCCGTGATGATCCAGTCGGATACGGCCTGCGTGTTCTGATACTCCTTGCGCAGTTCGGCGGCCTGGGCCGGGCCTTTGTAGAGCACTTCGTCGGCGTTGGGATCGACATAGGGCGAGCGCGGCGCGTCTGCCGGTGCGAGATGCCGGCCCTTGGCGACGTCGTCGGCTATCTGGTGCAGCTGCTTCAGATTGTCCGGTATCGGCTCGGCGCGCACGTTCTTGGTGATCTTTCGTCCGGCTTCGTCAGTGTCGATGCGGCTGCGCGGATAGGCGATTTCGAACAGCCGCGCCGCCTCCATTGCCTGCACCGGCGTGCGCAAGCCGCCGTTGGTGATGCGCTCGTCATCGAGCTTGGCCAGCGCCACGCGCGCTTTGTTCTTGTCGTCCAGTGGGCTGACTGCCGATGCGTCGGCCACGCCGCCGAGCAGCCAGTTGTCGCCCTCCGGCTTGTCGGCTTGGGAGATACGCCGCCCGGTGGGTTGCCTGGTGGCCGGGTCGATCTCGACCCAGTTCTTGATCGTGACCTTGGTGTCGTCGCGCTGGTTCAGCGAGATCGGATTGGCCAGCACATAGCTCGGGCCTGGCGACACCCGCGAGGCTACGGCCTGCCCGATCGGCTCGTTCTTGTCGTTGACCGGTACCCACTGCTTGATCGGGTTCTTGCTGTCGTCGGCGCCAATGTGGGAGGGGAATTTGCCTGTGGCGTAGTACTCCAGCTCGGCGCGCTTGGGCGCGTCTGTCGGCACGCCGGTGGCGCCGACGGTGGAGTAGCCGAGCGAAGCCGCAGCCTGCTTCGGATCGATGATCGTCGCCGCCCTCCCGGTGTCGACCAGGAACTTGCGTCGTGCCTCCGCGGCGGCCTGCTCGCGCGGGTCGATAAAGGTGGCGGTCGGAAGGCCTGCCGTGACCCCTGGGTCAGTGGCGGGGTCACCGACATACGGCCCGAACGTGGTGACCGGCGCCGCCTGCGCCGCCGGCGTGGCGGCGTCCAGGCCCTGGGCGGCGTTCAGCCGCCGTTGATAGTCTTCCTCTTCCCGCGCCCGCTTGATGCGCTGGTCCTTGATGGTTTCGGCGGCGTGGATGTTGGACAGCGCCTTGCCTGGCGCGGATTCGAGGCCGCTCACCACGTTGCCGAGAATGCTGCCCCAGCCTGCCGAGCCGTCAACGAACTGCGAACCCATCGTTCACTCCTATACCGACATGCCGGACGCCATTGCATTGCCAAGCCCGCCTCCGGCCATCTGCGCGCCGACGGCAGCGCCTGCGCCGAGCGACTGGCCGCCATGCTGCACGATCTTGATCGGCTCGACCGCCTTGGCCACGTTATACGCTGCAAGTTCACCGGCGCGCTCGTTTCCTGCCAGACGAATATCCTGGCCGGAGGCGTTCAGGATGGTGTTGGCGCGATTTGTAAGCCCGAACTGGCTGCCGCCATAGGACTGCACCGCGGCCAGCGCCTGGATGCGCTTGCGCGCTTCGATCGCGGCTTGCTGGATCTGGGCCTGGATGTTGGTCTTGGCGTAATCTCCAGCGCCTTCTTGTCCAGAAAGCATCTTGCTGGCCAGCGCGTTGGGGTCGCCTTTTTCTAGATTAGCAACGTCCTCCGAGGACAGCGTTTCCTTCAGCCGTGCCTCTTCGCCCTCCTGCGCCGCCTTCTGCTTCTCCGGCGTCAGTTCGCCGAGCGAGGCCGAGCGCGCGGCTTCCGCATTACGCCGCAGCGCCTCGTCGCGCTTCTGGAAGTCGGCGGCCTGCCTGCGCTGGTAGTCGACCCAAGAGTCGTTGGCGGCCTGCTGCTGGTTGGCCATGTCCTCCTGCGCCGCGTAGTTGGCGTAGGCCATGCCGACCGAGAGGGCCAGACCGATAATGCTGATCGGATCACACATCGCGGCTATCCGTTACTGTAAGTGGCCGAGCCGCTGCCACTGGGCGACCGCGGGTTGAGGTAGCTGTTGGCCTGGCTTGCACCGTACACCGGCGCCACCGCCGAGCCGAGGCCGATGACGATCGGCTTGAACATGTCGCCCAAGGCACCTGTGTTGGGCTGTGTCAGCTGTGCGTTGGCGGCCGAGTTGGCCGCCGTGTTGGCCGCCACGGTTGGATCTTCAGTCTGGTAGAGCTGGTTGTAGGCCTGCTGCTGCTGGCTCGCGATGCTCTGGCGCAGCGCGGACGTATCGGTATCTGCCTTGGCACGCAGGCCGGCCTCGTTGACCGCCATCTGGTTCTCCATCTGGCCCTGGGCGAAGCCGGCCGATGAGGAGCGCAACAGCCCGGCGCGCGCCAGGTCCGCCGTCATGCCAGACTTGGCGGTGTCGTACTGGCCCTCCAGTTGCGGCAGCGCGTAGTCCAGCGAGGCCTTGTTGTACTTGTTGAAGAACTCGTCGCCGAAATTGTCAGGCCCGAACAGCTCATCGATCGCGCCCTTGCCTTGATCAAGGCGCGCCTGGCGCAGGTTCTCTTTCTGCTCGGCCTTGCGGGCCTGCTCCATCTGGAACTGGACCATCTGATTATTACTCGGCCCGGACTTACCACCCATGGCGACCTCCTTTTAAGCTTGTACGCCAGGCGGCGGGGTCAGCAGGCGCGGTGTCGCGGCGGCTTTCTTTTCCTGCTCGTCCCAATATACCGGGGGTTTGATGATGGCGTTGGCCAGCGCATCGCCGGTGTCGGTCTTGATGTTGGTTGGCGGCGCCACCGACTTGGCCAATTGCTCCTTGGCGGTGGCATCGGCCGCCGCCTTCTTGACGTTGATGGTCTGCTGGTACTCCGACATGTCGATCGGCTTTTCCTTGGCAAGCGTGATCTTCGCTTCCTCGGGCGTGCCGTAGCCTGATGTATCAGCCGGCTGCTGATAGTAGTTGCCGCCGCCGCCGCCCTTGCCGCCCATGCCATCGCTCCTACGTCTGTGTCGTTTTCAGCGCGCCGTGGCTGCGCCCGGTCTGGGCTTCGCTGGTCTGGGCGTCGAGGCCGCCGACCCAGTACTTCGGCGGCTTCAACACCGCGCCGCCGAGGAGATCGCCGGTTTCTACCGCCGGCGTGGTGCCGAGCGGCGCGCCGGTTTCGATCGGCGTGCCGATCGCGGCCGCGGGCGCTTCCGGCGTCACAGGTGCCGCCGGCGTCCCCGTAACGGATGGCGTGTCCGGCGTAGCCAGGTTGGTTGTCGCTTTCGGCGCCGCCGCGATCGCGGCGTCGTCTGCCGCCTTCTTGGTTGCCGCCGCCGCGTCGTCCGAGGCTTTCTTCTTCGACGCAGCATCAGCGGCTGACGCCGCATCGGCCGCCTCCCTGTCCGCCTTGTCCTGCGCAGCCTTCGCCGTCGCGGCCGCCGCGTCCGCGGCTTCCTTTTCCTTGGCTAGCCGGTCCTGCTCTGCGCGCCAGACCGGCATCCAGCCAGGCTCGCCACCACCGCCACCTTTTCCGCCCATGCTCGTATCCTCACAAAGTTGTTCTTAGCGACGATTTGCGCGTCGAAGGTGACCGGAAGCTGTCGGCGCCGCCGACCCAGTATTTCGGCGGATCAAGCACCGCGCCGCCGAGCGTGTCACCGGCGCCCGTGCCGGGTACGGCCGGGTTGCCGCTTGCCGTCGGCTGGGTGATGGCGCCGCCGGCCTGGATGGCAGGACCAATCGGTGTCTCCAGGGCCAGCTTGTCGGCGGCCGCCTTGTCCGCGGCAGCTTTGTCCGAGGCCGACTTCTCGGCGTCCTTGGCCGCCTTGTCGGCGGCGGCCGCAGCGGCCTTGTCGGCGGCGGCCTGCTCCTTGGCCGCCCGGTCGGCCGCAGCCTTGTTGGCCGCGTCGATGGCGTCCTGGTCGGCTTTCGCCTTGGCCTGCTTTTCCTGCTCTGCGCGCCAGATCGGCATCCAGCCAGGCTCGTCGTTGCCGCCGCCACCTTTACCGCCCATGATCGGTCCTCACGTCTGCGTCGTGGTTAGAGAAGATGATTTGGTCGACGGCCCCTTTTTGTAGCTGTCGATGCCGCCGACCCAGTACTTCGGCGGATTCAGGATCGAACCACCGAGCACATCCCCGCTCGGGGCACCACCCGGATCTGTCGGCGTCGGGGTAGGCGTCGGGTCTGGCGTTGGTGTCGGATCTGGCGTTGGCGTCGGGTCCGGCGTCGTCACGATCGGCTCTTCCGCCTTTGGTGTTTCCGCCGCCGCCGCTGCCGGCGCTGCCGGTTGCTCAGGGAACAGCTTCATGTAGGTTTCACGGTAGTTACCGTTCGGCCCGTAAGTCCCGGCGAAGTAGTCCGGGTCGTTTTTCTCCATCGCGTTGATCTCGTCACGCTTTTGCTGCGAGAGAACCGGGTCGGCGACCACCTGGTCCACGGTCATCACGCCACCACCGCCGCCCCCCTTGCCACCCATCACAGCACCTTCCTGAAAACGGTGCCGACATAGTCGGCACCGAAGTGCCGGCCGATCATGTTCATCAGCGAGTTCTGCTCCGGCATGCCGGAGGCGATCGGGAAGTTCATCACCTTGCAGCCCTCGCTCTTGGCCAGCGTCAGCACCAGCGACACCAGCCGCCGGCCGAGGTCGGTGCGGTGATATTTCTTGACCACATAGGTTTCATCCATCACCGCGATCGGGTCGGTGAAGACGTCGAAGGTGTGGTAGCTGCACAGGCCGACCAGCTCGTCACCGTCCATCGCAATAACGTAAGGCGCGTAGCCGGAGCCGATCGCGCCGAACAGATACCGCTGCGCCTTCGCAGGGTGGAACTTAAGATCCCTGGCCCAGCAGGAGCGCGCGAAGAAGTCGGCCAGGAACGGCACGATCTTTTCGACGTCGCCGACCTCGGCCAGCCGCAGGTTAATGTGCGGTGTGGCTGTCGTTCTGCGTCTGACGGTTGGCACTTGCACTGCCATGTTCATCTTTAAGCCACCTGTAAGCCGTGAAATCCTGGCCGCCTGTACCGTAGCCCCGCAGCAGCCCCTCTGGCTCTGCGCCGATCAATTCCATGAAGCGCCGGACGTCGTCACGCCGCGCCAGTGCCGCGGCCTCGACCCGATGGTAGCCGTTTTCGACCAGGAAAGGCAGCACGAAGCCCCGGATCTGGCGCAGCATGGGTATCACGGCCCGGTGCCACTGATCAGTGCCGAAGGCGAAGCCGGCACCGACGCCGGGCCTGCGCGTCACCAGGCCCCAGATCGCGATCGGGCCATCCTCGTAATCGAACGCACAGAACGCGAACACCTTGTGCCGCATGATGACCGCCGGCAGCGTGCTGAAATCGACGCCCGACGCCATCATCTCGGTCCAGTCATCCACGCGAAGATTATCCAGCACCGCGTGGATCATGCCGCGATCGGCGTTGGCGATGTCGATGCTCATCCGCTCTCCGATACCTGGTAGTGAACCACCATGTTGGAGAGGATCTGCGGCCCTGGCTGGCGTTCCGCCGCCGGCGTGCCGAGCGGGTTGGAGCGCAGCCGCAACGACATGTGCGTGGAGTGGCCAACGATGGGAAAGCGACCCTGCAGGAACGAGGAGCCGTCGAACAGGCCGACATAGTCCTCGCTGTAGGGGTCTTCGATGTTGAAGGCGCAGGACACCTCCCACGGCAGGCCGGTGCAGGTGGCGTCCAACCCTGTGAAGGTTTTGAAGGTGGCGACGTTCTCGCCGGCGTGAAACGGAAACACCAGCTCGACATAGCAGTCGTCGTAGACCGGCCCCTCGTCCGAGATGCCGCCATAGGCGTAGACGATGTTCGCGGTGTCGCGCACCACCACGCGGTTATCGTGGATGGCGGCGGCGGTGATGGTGAAGCCGGGGTCGTACTCGGACCAGGCGGTGATCTTGGGGCCGGGGAAGGCAGAGAGGATGTAGATGCGATCGGGGAAGATGATCCAGAACCGCCCGGTCACCGGCTGCAGCAGCGCGATGATGCCGCTCATCCAGTCCTCGCCCATGTAGCGAAACAGATCCTGGATCACAGGATCGAGCGGCGAGCCGATGTCGGACACCGCGGCCGCCAGTGACGAGTTCCTGGCGCGCAATGAGCGGATGCCGGAGGCCGAAACATACATCACGTCGCCGGAGCCGTATTGCAGCACGCTGCGCCAGGCCATGGTGCCGGCTTGCCGCAAGGTCTGAACGTACTGGTTCTTCTCCGGCAGCGGGTCCATCACCCACAGCTGCGTGGCGGTCTTGCTCATGATCGCGAGCTTGTCGTAGTAGACCTCCAGCGCGATGCCGTCGGTCATGTCGGAATCGCCGAGCGACAGATCGATGAAGCCCGAGCCGTCCTGCACCGTGTTCGGCGGCGGCTGATACCACATCGCCGGGTTGCCGGTGGCCGAGAAGTGCAGCACGTTGCCGCCCACCGCGTACATCTTGGTCTTGTAGGTCTTGCAGTAGAAGCCGTTGGCGGTAGCAACAACCTGGCCGTCGAAGTAGCGGCCGATGTTGCCGACGTTATCCTTCCACAGGATGGTGAACACTTTGTCGTCAAAGATGTCGAAGTCGATGATCTCGTAGATCGTGGGCGTGGCCTGGCCGAGTACGCCGATCGACCACAAGCCGGATGGCGGCTCGGTCTTGTAGGGGCCGTTGGGGCCAAACGTGTAGAGCTTCTGGTTGACCTGGACCAGGCCGCGGCTTTCCGGCGCGCATTCCCAGAACGGCACGAACGCCATGCGCTTTTCGATCTCGCCGCCCGGCGTGATGTGGCAGTTGATCATGCTGCGCAGCGTGCCGGCTGGCGCGGTCAGTTCAGAGCGACGAATATCCAGCCCGGCTGCGAAGTCCGTTATGGTAAAATATGGCAACGACTACCTCCATCAGCCGGGGATGTAGTCGATGTATGGCACAGCGCGGCGGCTTCTGTCCGGGTCGTTGCCGCCGCGGTGGTTGCCTCCCATGTTGTAGTTCGCGCGCTTGTCCGCGCCCTGGTCGGCGAGCAGACGCCGCAGGTAGTTCTGCGCCTTGGTGAGCTTCATCGGTGCGGCTTCGTTCTTCTGGGTCGCCATCACCTCGGCGGCCGCGAACAGCACGATCGCCTTGGAGTCGATCACGCATTTGTCGGTGTCGTTGACCAGGCGATTGAGCGGCGCCATGCCCTCAAAGCGCAGCAACATGTCATCGGTCGACGGTGCCGGGATCAGTTCGAACTGGCCGTCGGTCTTGGTGATCGGCGGGCTGACGGTAAGATCCATGCCGACCACATTGCGCCAGCGCGCCGGCGTGCCGAGGCCAACGCCGGAGGGCTTGATCATCCAGGGATCGATGCCGTATGTCAGCCGCTTCCAGTCCGAGTTCATGCTGGACGCGACGTACAGGTTTTGCACCTGGTCGAACAGCATGATCTCGGGGAAGTCGTAGGTGGTCTGGCCGGCGGTCAGCCCCATGTCCAGCCACAGCTTGAGGTGCTGCCAGTTATAGGCGTCCCACAGCTCGCGCTGCTGGCGCGCTAGGATGATGTCCAGCGAGCTTTGCGCTTGCGTACCCTGCGCCGGGTTCATGCTGGTGCCGGTTTCGGCCCGCAGCTCCCGACGCAGCTCCAGCAGTGTGACCCCTAGCGGCATCAGGCCTCCTTGGCGACTTCAGCCTTGCGTCCGCGCGTCGACGGTTTGAAGATCGGCTCGAGTTGCGCGGCGGCCAGGTTCTTGACCACTTCATCCTCGCCGCCGTCATCCTCTTCGTCATCGCCGTTGCCCGGCTTCGGCTCTTTGGTGGATACCCGCTCGCCGTCCGCGTAGCGCGGCAGGTCTTCCTCGCCGGTCATCACGAAGTCCATGCGGAAGGCCCGCCCCGGAAAGCACGCCTCGACAACCTTGGGGCCGTAGATGCCCGTCAGCCGGTTCTTCTCGTCCGTAGGCCAAACCTCGCCGATGCCGCACGGCATGATGTCCATGACGTTCTCTTCGCCATGCAACTGCATCAGCACTTGGATCTCCGGCCACGTCACCGGGTTGAATTCGTTGTAGATCACGGTGTGGCAATTCTGCCCCGCGAGATTGACCTTGCAGGTGCAGTACTGGATCTTCTTGGTCATGGTCAGCCTTCCTGGAAAATCGGGGCCGCGAAAAAATTTTTTCGCGACCCCAAAGAGGGTCAGGCAATATCCATGACCACGGCGCCGTTCAGGCGTCGGGCACAGAGCTGGCCTGTCGAGGTGATGGCGCGATAGATCACATACTTGTCCGGCGCGCGATCGGGTGAGTGCTGGTGCCGCCACTCGTCCTGCATCGCGACCAGGAAGATGTCGCGGCTGTCGAACCAGTAGCAACGCTTCGATTTGCCGAGCGCGTCGAGCGAGGGATCGTATTCAAAGTCGGTGCCCATATATGAGATTTTACCGACCGAGATGTCCTTGCCCGATGCGAAGCCCTGCATCGAGTAGTTGCCGTTGGCGCGCAGTTCGGTTTCGAGAGCACCTAACCAGTCGGAGCCGCAGAACGCGGTGTTCGGCTTGGCGCCGTACCGGGTGAGCTGGCGGTATTCCTTCTGCAGCAGCGTGATCAGCGAGCCACCATTGGTGGTGTTGGACGTGATCGGCCCGCCGCCCCAGGCGGCCAGCGCCGGCGTGGTGCCGACGGCGGTGCCCATTGCGGTGGTGTAGGCGCGGTTTCTCCACCAGGTGCGCTGCGCCCGGTTGATGCCGGCCACGATGCCCACGCTCGGGTCATCGGTGATCAGCGCCGCCATGCCCGCGAGCGCCTTGGGGTCCGCGGCGCCGTTGGTCCAGAGCAGGTTGTTCATGCCGCGGGCGTACTGCTCGCTGACATCCTGCAAGGCATCCTGCAGCAGCCCGACCAGGACGGTGTCGTCACGGCCGGAGTGCTCGTTGGTGTCGTCCATGTTGCCGGAATCGGTGACGCTGATGCCGTCGGACTTCAGTTCCGAATGCGTCAGCATGATGCCGATGTGGTGCTCCTTCCAGGGGAACACCGCCTGGGTGAGGTTGGCCGGGGTGTAGTAGTTGACGGTATCGGCAAGCTCGTAACCGACCAGCTGGTCGGCGGTGCCGGGGGCTGCGGTGTTACCGAAGTCGCCCTTCACCGATACGATGATATTGCCCTTGCCGCCGGGGAAGGTCTTCTTCTTGCTCTCCATCGCGGCGAGCAAAGGTTTCTCCTGGATGGCTTCCTGGAAAGCCGTCCCCTTGTTCAGCCACCAGTCGAGAGCGGCCGTCGTAATGTGGTTAAGCAGCGGAGCGGTATAGGTAGGCATGGTCGCCTCTCAAATGGTTAGAGGCGCGCTCCTTCCCGTGCGAACCTGACTGCTTCCAGCAAGGTGTTCGGCTCGGGTGAATTCGCGCCAGCGGTACGGCCGGTGCTGCTCGGAGTACGATAGGTGGCCCGGCGTTGAGGTGCCCAGGCGCGGTACTGTTCGTTGACACGGCGATACGCCTCTTGGGCGATCTGGAGGCCGTGTTCGACTGACCGCGGCGGGCCTTGCTCGGCCATGACAGCGTGCATCGTATTCTGGACAGCTTTTTGTTTCGCCGCGTAGTCGGGGTCTTTGCGCGCAATCTGCGCTTCCCATGCATTGACGTTGGTTGCCACCTGATTTGCTAGCACTTCTCGCCGTCGCTGCTCTTGCTGTGTCGATGACAACTGCTGGTGCTGCGTTAGCGCAGCCTGCTGGCGGACCACGTTGGTCTGCGCCATCGCCTTGTCCATGCGCTCGCGAGAGAACATGGCCGCGGCCTGAGTCGTCATGTGCCCCTGTTGCACCTGCTGTTGCAGGTCAGGGGGCAACGATATGCCGAGGTATTCTTCGCAAAGCTTCACATAGGGCCGAACCCCCTCGTAAAACTTCAGAAAATCGCCCCGCCGCATCGCGGCCATCAGCTCCAGGCCCATCAGGAAATCGTCCTGACCAATGTCATTGGTCCGAAGATACTGGGTGACCTGGTCGGCAGCTTGTGCGCTCGGCTCTAACGTCTTCAGCCGCTGAACTTCGGCAGCCAGCTTCATGCGCTGCTTGTTCAGCTTCGATACTCGACGCTTCGCGCTTTGCGAAAGTTTAGCTAGCTCCTCCGGCGGTGCTTCCTCCGGCAAGTCGGAATCATCATCCCGCGCGACTTGGGCTGGCGAACCCCGGTCGCCGTCGTCGTCGCGGTTGGCGTTGATGCGCAGCTCGGGGACTGCGTCCTGCATCGCCTCGCGAAGACTTTGGCCGCCTGTACCTGGCGAAGGTACGTTTTCGACGGACGTTGCTATCGCGGT